TGGCTAAAGGTAGTCAGTCGTCGTGGAAAGACGAGTGGCTTGTAATTCTTTTTTCTGTGCCGCTGATACTAGCTTTTATACCGGGAATGGAAGGGGTTGTAGCAAATGGATTCCAACAACTTGAAACGATGCCGCAGTGGTATCAATATTCTTTGGGGGTTATCGTTGCTGCCTCATTTGGTGTTCGTAGTGCTACTAAGTTCTTTGGAAAAAAATAAAAAACAGTTTAAGTTTCGTCGTCGTCCTCTTCGGTAAACTCGTCAAGGTCTTCGTCGCTGTCGTCTAGTGGAGCAAATTCAGCAGGGAAAGCTTGCTCCATTAAGGCGATCATGGTGTGGAATCCTACCACCCCCATAACCTGTATGATCTCTAGCTCTAGAGAGTCTGCAGACATCTCCTCACTATCAGAGTTGTTACCACGGACACGGGACAGAAGCTCAAGAGCTTTCAGTGCTGTGGTTCCGTGGCCTCCGTTACGTGCCACCTCATACTGCTTTTCAATTTCTGTAATAACGTCAATGTCAGTTGACATTTCGTTACGTAGCTCTTCAATACGTTCTTGTATTGAAGTTTCTTGTAGTAATCGATAGCCTTGATTGTAAGCTGATGCCTCACTATATCCTGCATCCTTCGCCGCTCGTGTGGCATTGTTATGCAGGATATAGTTTTGGCAGAACTTTTCTTGCTTCTCTTTAAGCTGCGACACCCATCATCTCCATGTAGCTCATTTGAGAATATCTCTTTGAGTTTTTCCACACTTCTGATACAAGTGTTCCTTTGCCATGAAATGTAATGTTCATGTCAATGTCCATATTATCAAATAATTTTTCACAGTCTTGTGCCATTGCAAGAAGTTCTCCTGTTGTCCAGAAACGATAACCGTTTAGTTCAACATGGAGATATTTTTTCTGTCCTGTTTCCATTGTTTCTTTTTTCATTTCTTCTGTAACTTTTCCTTCAATCGAACAATCAAATCCGAATAGTTCAAAGTTACGGAAGCCCATGATGTGTGCAATGGAAAGAGTTCGGAGGGCTGCACAAGTACCGCCAGTTACAAGTGTCGAACCCTCCTCAATATGCGACTCTTTTGAAACAACAATTTTATCCTTTACATCAGGATCACGGATGGCATCGGAGTACGCATTCCAACCCTTGATGTTTGCCTTTTTCTTTTGTAGATATTTTGTAACTGATGGATCAGTCATAGAGGCAATCAAGAAAAAAGTTTTAGGATCAATCTTTTTAAACAAGTCTTTCCGTTTGACACCATGTGTACTAACTCCTTCTATAGGACGAGGGTCTAATACCACACAGGCAAAGGGTTGAATACCGTGTTCAAGCAACTTTGGGTAGCTGTGCTTTACACAGAACACTTGTCCTCCTGTTTCATCAATACGTTTTTTCAAAAGATTGTAGTCAACAGAATGTCCTCCAGATACAATCAAAGCAGTTTCATTGTGTATCTTAGCATGTTTCAGCCAATTAAAATCACTGATTAACTCAAGATTAGTTTTGATATTGTTTACAATTTCTTTACTGTCTCGTGCATCTTTTGGTGTGATAACAATAGGCACACGAGTAAGACTATCTGGTAAGTTCGGAAGTCCTTTTTTGTTGGCTACAAATGCAAGGTGTGTTATCCCGCCTCCTAGAACACGATCTTGAGAAGGAAGCACAACCTTACCATATGCCTCCATTTCTTTAATCAGTTTATTAACGCCCATGTTTTTTTCATCTGGTAGATTACCCTCTTTGTCCTTGCTAAAGAAGTCATCAAACACTAGGATCGGAATCTTTTTTAGATTTTGATAATCAGACTTTACTGTTTCGTAGGAATGTCCACCATCTATATAAGCAAAGTCTGCTTTCTGTGCTTCTTTACAAGCTGGGAGCGTTTCTTTTGTATCTCCTTTGTACAGATTAAAAGTAAAGTTCTTGCCTTTTTCTTGCATCTTATCTGCAAATTCCATAAGGCGTTGATCTATAGCCTCAAGCATATTATGTGGCTTGGTATTCATTTCATATTCGTCTGATTCTTCCGTTGCATCTTCAAACAAATCAAAGCCAGTATAGTGAACTTTGTCTGTGTGCTCAAACGCTGCGAGTGCCATCTCAATAGCACGGCCACCATTCCACGTTCCTGTCTCGACAATTTTTTCCGGCTTGTAATGCCGGATAATATCTGCGAGTTGTTTGTAACGCTTTGGCCCCGTGACATCTGGAGCTATTCCTGAGATTTTCTTTTTAAGGTTTCCCTTAAAGTGTTCGAAGTATTCAGACAGTGGGGATTGAGCAAAAGCTGACAATCCTTTTGCATTTTCGGAAAGGTTGTGGACGACCATCCCGTGGGCTTTGTATATGTTGAGGAGTCGCTCGAAAATAAATCCGTCGTGCCACTCTCTGTAGGCAACGGTTTCACCAATTGTATAGCAACCACGCAGATCGGCAAGGATACTGCAAGTGTTATGACAAGAAAGATTAAACCCCATGAAACTTGTTTCACTGTAATCTACATCCTTTCGGCCAAGGTGTACAAGATCAGCCTTATCAGGCAACCACTTTTCCACCTCTTTTACATCAAGTCGTTTGGTTGTTACTGTGTCTGCATCAAGCCAGATCATCCAGCGGTCAAGCTCTGGGACTCCACCACCAAGAAGAAGTTTTTCTTCTTGCTCCATCATCTCAAAGCCAAGTTCAGTCATAGCATAAACTTTATGACACCATTTAATTGCATCAAGACGCCAGTTGTAAGCCATCTTGCCGCCCTCTGTACCATCGTGTAGTTTCATTCGCTCACGGTACTCTGGCATTTCCTCTACGTCATTTAGATTACGATAAGTAATACAAGGACTGCGAGGAGGGTCAACGCTTTCAATATCGAAGTCGTGGTAGAAAGCCACGAGTTGGAAGTACGATGGGTTCCATTTGTCAACAACGCTTTCCAGCATGTTTCTAGCGTATTCATGATAGCCCTTCTCACTAAAAGAAGTTACAAAGGTGTACATTAAATAATTTCTCCTAACATTTTATCTGTCATAATTTTACTGTTAAGAGACTGCCATTCCCCTGCATAGTTGATATCAGACTGTCTCTTTGGCTCCCACTCTGTAAACCATGGGCCACCAGTTGTAAAGTGTACGTTTTTCGGATCGATGTTCTCTGGAGACCAATCATCCAACCAGTTCCACTCTTCCGAAATGTGACCAATCTCTTCGTCCTCCAGCCACGATAGGCCATGCAACCATGATCCTGTTTTTACGTTAGCGTCGTCTACAGTGAGACGGAGATTGGCTGAGTGAGAACAGTTCCATAACATAAAGCTGGACCAGTTCTTACGATTATATTTCTGTTGTATCTGTCCGTCCATCTTAACAGACTTGGACGGATTATAGTCATGCTTGACACACTGCACAGCATAATGTTCGTTCTTTGTATATTCATCGAATAGTTCACGAATATCAGATCGAATAAGCATATCCGAATCCATAAACAAAGCCCAGCCATCGTATTGATTTAAAGCAGGTACAAGGAATCTTGTAAAGGTAAACTGAGTACTGAATGGACGACCATCCGTCTCGTCTACCATAACCCGTTTGCCGTCAACAGAATCAAGCCTAGCAGCCCTGCGATAAAGACCGGCTCTGCGTAGGGAATGCTGAAACAAAGGAATGATATCGTATTCTTTATTGTATCTAAGAATTGAATGACGTAAGACTTCAAACGCATTTTTTTCCCTTTCGTCAAAGCCAATGTAGATCACTGGTTTCTTTTCTGTGAACATATTTTATACTCCTTTTGACTTATTGTCAAGCTCTTTTTTCTTCATCCATTCTTCGTAGCACGGGTGATGGCGGGGAGGGGTCCATTG